GCCCGGTGTAACTGTATAATGTGCAATTTTAGTAGGTCGACTAAGAAACTCTCCTAGAGAATAGTCCTCTGTATATAGTGAGGAAGCAACTTCATCATATATAGCAGCATATGATAGGTCCACTCCTCTAGAGGAGTCAAAAGTTACAACCTCACTAGTTAAAGCCTCTGAATTTTCTTTCATTTCTTGTTCTTCAGCCTGAATTATAAATCCATCTGAAATGTGTTCGTTTTTCATAATAGTACTACGAACATATACTGTACTATTATCCACACAATCATTCTGTGAGTGTGAGCCACAGCATGTAGAGCCATCCCTACATAGATTTACACAATTTCCAACAAATAAGTACGAATGAGAAGGCTAGTAAGGCCATAATCATCGGAGATTTCCTATCTCAAGGGACCCTATTACACGTTTAATATGTGTCAAGATATTATACGGGTTATTTTAAAGACTTGTCTTGTCATAGCCTCTAACAATATTTTTGGACGTGACTAGAGACATCATAACGACCAAATTTACCAGATATCAACCAATAATCATCAACTAATTGTTCCCAATGTGGGAAAGTGCTAGGTTGGATGTAATACTCAACTTCTGGATTTAATGAAACTATGTGTTTAAGAAATGCTATCTGTTCCTCAAATTTACTTCTACCATACCAAAAATACTCTCTTATAGCACTTTCAACACAAGCTATACTTTGAGCCTCATCTGTAATCGTTTTGGATGCAACATTAACCATAAGCGATTTTCTTATTGATTCTTCCTCTAGTGGACATACAAATAAATTTAATTCATCGCTATATTTAAAACTTCTTTTAAGAAATTGTATTTTGTTTATGTTCATTAAAGTATAAGCACCAGCTTTCTTATCTGCGGGTGTGATTTCAATATTAATCTCTTTTAATTTATCTTGTAAAATCTTAAAATTGAAAAAATTACATTCAGGATGCACTCCACCAACAAAGTCGTCTCCATACGTAATCAGATTTATATTTCGCTTAAAATCCTTACAGTGTCTATAAGGGTGAGATAAAGTGTACGCATATCTCAAATATATACTATTTGCATGACTATTAACTAATACAGTTAAAGCCTCACCTGATACATG